TGAAGCGGCCGGAATCCCTCCGGAAGTATTTCGTTGGCCGTCGAATAATTGCATTGCCCAGATGAAGTGAACTTTACGTTACCATGACAAAAAACAGCGTTGCCTAAACGTTCCAATTGAATCTTGTTATTAGAGTAGGGGACTTTCCAGCTGATCCTAGCTTGGGATACGGAATCCCCGATGGTTGCTAGCGAAGCGACGGGCTCGAAGAGCTTGACCGGCTCGCCAACACTGATTCCATTCAGCGGCAAGCGCCACAGCTTCAAGTCGTTCGCCGTCACCTCTGGGTCTGCGGCGGTGCCAGTAGTTGGTGTGCCCTTGATTACGACCGGCGTGATGGACTCGATGCCAGAACTCGTCTTTGCATAGCGCGCGACCACCAGGTCGTTGCGCTTCTGGCCTTGCGTACCAGATTGGATGGTCAGGTTCGTCGCCGCATGGTTCCAGAAACGCTTGCCGCCGACCATACCGACGCCGGTGCCGAGCGTCGCGCGGTTCGCGCTCGCCATCGTGAGCTTGAAGTCGTCGCCGTACTTCAGCACGCAATCCGCCTTGCCGATGGTCGCGACGTTGAGCGCCGACAGGTCGTCCGAGCTGATGTGCTTGGTACCAGTCATGCCGTCAACTATCTCGAATGCCATGCTACTGCTCCTTCTCGTTGCTCATGAACTGCTGGAACTCGCCGTCGTGCTTCGCGGCGAGCTTCTTGTACTCGTCGGTACACGATTTGCACAGCAGGCGTGTAGCCTTGCTGCCGTACTGGTCGAAGCGCTCGACATCGCGCCAGTCGTTCGCGGCGGCGCTGTTTGCCGCCAGATATGCATCAGAGCCGCAGCGGTCGCAGACGTAGTGGGTGTAATTCTCGGTCTTTGCCATATTTGACCTCCTATTTAGTCCTTAGCCATGTGTTAGGACCGATGCTCGGTTGCCTCGTCCAGGTGCCTCCGAAGTTGTTCGGGTTCGCGCCGCTCGTCTCAACGTAGAAACCAACTGGGTGCGCCGCGAGGAATCCGGCGGCGGCAGAGTCGCCATCGACCGTGATTGACAGGTCGCTTGATCCGTCCCATGTCGCTGAGCCGTTAACAGCGCCCGTGATCGCAACGGTTCTGGTTGAATCAAAGCCATTGGCCGTCTCGGCGCTCTTCGCCACGGTCGCGCCTGTCTTGATACCGTCAAGTAACGCTTTGTCGACGGCGGACATAAGTCCAGCAGCGTCTTGAGTGGCGTTTTGGTACGTGGTGTCCGTGGCGCTGATTTTCGCGCCATCAAGCGTGATGTTTTTCCCCGCTATAAGTGCGTCCTGCTTGGTCGAGATTGCCGTCGCGTTCGCAGCGATAGCCCGTGCGTTAGCAGCAGCAGCATCGTTCGCAGCATTGGCGCGTTCATCGGCTTTTCCAGCGGCTGCAAGTGCGTTAGATGCCACCGTTCGCGCCTCATCAACCTTGGTAGAGATGGATGATAGGTCTGAAGCATCGACATCTGCGTTGAACGTGTAATTATCCAGCGTCAAGCCCTTGCCAGCGAGGTATGCGTGCCCTCCGCCTCCGTTGCTTTCAGCCGCGCCCGTTGAACTCGTCTTGGTGGTGGTATCGCTGCCGACCTCATATGAGTAGGTAGCAACGCCGCGCTCGACCTTGACCACTTTCTTGCTCACGGTCGCCGTAACGGTCGTGCCGGTGGAGTTGTCGCGCGCGCTGATGATGTCGCCGACGTCGACGTCCATGTCATCATGCGCGTCGACCTCAACGGTGCCGCTCGTCTGGTATTCGAGCAGCTTCTTCTTTCCCTCGGTCTCAAGTTCGCTGATACTCGCATTCGAGTAGTCGTAGAGCGCGCAGATTTCGTCAATTCCGAAAAGTGTTTGTTTGTGGCTAACGTTGCCGTTCTCGTCCGCGTAGAAATGGACGATTGCGCGGTTTTCGAGTTGACCCGTTCCAGCACACAGAAGGTGGTTTACACACCGGTGAACCGACGTGATCGTGAAGTCGAGCAAATCGGAATCGACTTTGTTCGCGTAGTCTACGATGGGAGGCATGGACAGCTCGATATAGCCGTCCATTCTCCTCATCGCCAGCTTTCGGCCGTTTGCCTTGGCACAGGACATGAGACCGCTATATCCGTCGCAAAAGCGCTCGAATGTGTAACTAACGGTCGAATCGTCCGAAGCTGCTTTGAACAGGCTCTCAAGCCCCATGCGGGCTATAAGCGAGGTAAGCACATCGCCCACCTTGCCGTTGACTGTCAGATACCCGCTGCCAGAATCGGGCGAAAGCCTGCGCCCTGACAATATGCCGTGCCACGTGCGCCCCTTGCACTCGACCGTGCCGGTAGCGCCGCGCCCCGACCCGCGCTTAACCTGGTCGATTACGCCGCCGTATTCTGTTGCGTCGATATAGACCAGCTGTCCCGCTGCGGGTGCGCTCTTCTCCTCCACGGTTAACGTGAGGGCATTCTCGTCCGCGCCGAACGCTACGTCTAGCGTGAAATCTTCAATCTCACGGACGTTGCCGAGCTTGGTATCGGTTACCACTAGCACCACGGCGGTTCGCCCTCCTCCTCGTACCACGTGAGGTCAAAGCCAAAGCTCATGTCCCATGCGACCTCATGCGAGCCAGTCGGTATCGGCTCGAAGATATACTCGCCGCTTCCCAACCCGCCGCCACGGTGCGCCTTTGCGAATGCGTCTATAACGGCTCCGTCCGCATCCGTGATAGTAACAGTGCGCGAAATCGGGTCGATAGTCATGTAGCCGCCATCTGGCACGGTCGCGTCGACCTTGTACCAGCTCTCGCCGATACGGATTGCAGGGTTTACAGCCGTGCCGTAGATGGTCAGCTTTACTGGACTTTCAGACCACTCACCAGCTTCGATGTATGACGTGGTAAGCGGGATGCCGAGGTCATAAGGCAGGTCATAGGGCAAATCGAGGTATTCATAGCTATCAGCGCTCACGGTAAGCGGCAAATACTCGACCGTGTGCGGCTTGCGCCAAACGCCGTCGAGCAGCACGACCGTGAGCGCCATGGTCACGACAACATCGTTGATGTCAGACGGCTCAGCCTTCACGATATACGCGCGTTGGCTCCAACCGTCCGCGATAATGGTTCCGGGCGTGCCCTCCATCATGTCGCGATCAGCCACGCGCCTTAGCGTGTTCGCCATGGCGCGGTCGATAACTTTCAGCTCAATCTCGCATTCCCGCGCATCGCGCGAAATGCCTGAAAGCGTGCGGTAGCCCACCGTATAGCTCCATGCCCTGCCGCGAATCGCCGCAGCAGTGCCAGCGAAAACGCCGTCAGCGTCAAGCTGCACATGGATGGAGCCTGTGCCCGAGACGTACTCAAGCTTACGCATAGGCAACCGCCTTCCTTACCTTGCGCCCGAAATCGCTCTCGCCCATGACTGGCGTGCATTCGGAGATGATCGCGGGGAGGTTGTTCCCGAGCCAGCCGATAACAGCAGCCGCCGATTCATCGCGCGATGCCGATACATCCATAGCCACTCGCGCGGCAGCGGACTTGATGCCGCTCACGCCGCGAGAAGATGCGCTGAAGTCAACGGGTCGCGCGACAAGCGCGTCGTTAACGGTACCCATAGCCCTCTCAGCCATTGCAGCGGTGGAGGAAGCGGCACCGATAATCGACTTGCCGAAGTCACCCATGAGCGCCTTGCCTGAGTACGTGGTGTAGCCATGTCCCGAGAACGGGCCCCATTTAGCGGGCGAGAACGGGAACAGGCCTCGGATTGTCTCGACCGCGCCCTCCACGGAAGACGTAACGGAGCCGATTGCGCTCTCGATGCCGGACTTGAGGCCGTTGAGAATCGACTTGCCAGACTCTACCAGCCATGAGCCAGCGCCTGAGAAGAACCCGACGATCTTGTCCTTGATTCCGGTGACGGTCGTGTATACGGAGTCGATTCCACTGGTCGCAGCACCCCTGATGCCGTTCCAAATTGAAGAGAACGCCCACTCGATGGCGCCCCACGTACCAGACCACACACCGCTGATTGTGCTGAGAACCGAGCTGATGATGGACGACACAGCGCCAATCGCCGAGCTGACGATGCTTTGGATGCCAGTCCACACGGTCTCAATTATGGACTGAATGCCCGTCCACACGCCCGACCAGTCTCCGTTGATGGCTGCGAGGACGGTGCCAATGACAGCGTTGATTACCTGCATCACGGTCGTGATAACCGTTTGGATAACAGGCCAAACAGCATTGATAACCGCAGCGATAACCGCGCATGCAGTGGAAAAGACCGTTTGGATAATCGGCCAAACGACGGAGACAACCGCCATGATAACGTTCATTACCGTAGTTATGATGGTTTGAATCACGGGCCACACTGCATTGATAACGGCCATGATAACCTGGCACGCCATCGAGATGTAGTTCTGCACCGTGGGCCAGACCTGAGTAACGATGAGCTGGATAGCACTCATCACGACGGAAACGACAGCCTGAATCACGGGCCAAACAGCCTGGATGATGCTTTGAATCACGGAGCAAGCCGTTGTGAAAGCCGCCTGAATCGTCGGCCATGCAGATACGACGAAATCCTTAACAGCACCCATTACCTGCGTTACGACCTGTTGGATAACGGGCCAGTATTGAGTAACAGCGCCCTGAATAACAGAGCAAGCCGTGGTAACTGCCTGCTGGATGTAAGGCCACACCTGAGCAGCCGCCGATTGGATACCGGACCAGGCGGAGTTGATAGCGTTGCGCACGTCCTCGTTTGTGTTATAAAGCGCTGCAAGGCCGACAACGACAGCCGCGATTGCAGCGATTATCAGGCCAACAGGACCACCGGCAACGGCAGAAAGCGCCGCGCCAAGCGATTTGAAGCCGGATACGATACCGAAAACCTTCTGCATTCCGCCCATGACAGGCAAAAGCAGAGTGAATGCCGTGATAGCGGGCATGATAGCTGGTGCAAGCTTGTTGAAAGCGTTAACGATTCCATCAAGGAAACCGCTAGGCAACGCGCTTTTGATTTGACCGAAAAAGGAAGCTATGCCGCTAACGCCTTTTGAAACAACATCCTTGATTCCATAGATAACAGTAGCGATTGCATCAGCGGTCTTGCCAAAGCTGCCGCTAAAGGCGTTAATCGCGCCGGAGATGTTTTCTGCTCCAAACGCATTGATAATCGTCTGAACGGCTTTCGCAACGCGGTTCGAGATGTTATCAAGTGCAGTGCCGATGCCCTGCGTTGAGTCCTTCGCCTGCTGTGAGAACGATGCAAAACCGTCCACGCCCTCTGTATCCAGCTTCATGACGGCCTGGTTGAAGTCATCCATCGTGATTGAGCCGTCTTTTAACGCCGAATAAAGGTCTTTACTATTCGCCGTGGTGCCGAGAAGCGATTTCGCCACCTGGTTTAGCTGCCCGGGCATTACCTCCTGCAGGGTCTTCCAGTCCTGCATGTCCGGGATGCCCTTGGACAGGATTTGCGAGTACTGCTGCATCGCACGGGATACGTCCGCCGTCGATGCGCCAGATGCCAGGCACATGTCGTTGAACGCGATGCCGATGTTTGTAGCCTCGTCCAGACCGCCGCAGAGCGGTGCCAGCTGCTGCACCATTCCGGTCAGCGCGGGCAGCGACGTCGGAAGGCCGTCAATCGACGCGCTCATCTTCTTGATTGAAGCCGTGGCGTCGTCGCTTGAGTACCCAAGGTTCTTCATGACCTTGGGGAAGTTGTTCATGGTGTCGACGCGCCCGATTGCGCTCCCAAGAGAGTTTGAGATCGCGTTGAACGCCTTGCTCGTGACGCTCGAAACAAGGCCCATGACCGCACCGGCCTTGGCGGAAAGCCCGGAGCTGAACTTGCCGCCAGCGTCTGAGCCAGCCTTGCCGCCAATCTTGGATGCGCCGGAGAAAGCGCCGTCAAGCTGGTCGGCGATTGATGATGTCAGGTTATCGAATTTCGGCGTGAGCAGCACGGAGCCGCTCGCCACATCAGCCATTCAATCACCCCTGTTCGCCCTTTCCCTCCATCTCTACCGTGGCGGTGGATGGTCGGCGGGGAGCGAAAAGCAGCTCGTCCACCCTCACCTTGCTCACATCGAGATGGTTCTTAGTTTCTTTCTTCTTGGATGCCTTCGGGCGCGGTATCGGCTTGGGCTTCCTGCCCTTGCCGCCTCCCAACCCGTAGGCGATATTTGCGAGCTGGTCGGCGATGAGCGCGAGGATATACGTCTGCTCATCCCATGCCAGCTCTGGGTGTAGGCGTTTCAGCGTGCGCGACGATAGGGGTAGCTGGACGGCAAGAACGGCGATAGCGCCGAACTCGCCCGCGTCCATCAACCCGTCTAGGTTGAGGCCGTAATACTGCTGGAAGTCGGCGTAAAGCTCGTCTCGCCCGTCGAGCAGGACGGGAACGAGCGCCGCTAGTTTTTTACTTCGATGCCCTCGAACAGCGCATTCTCGATGCGCATGATTTCCTCGAAGTCCTCATAGCCCATTTTGGCCTTTACGACAGCGCACACCTTGTCATCGACCTTGCCGCCGAAAACGAAATCGTAGAGCGCCAGAGCGTCGGAAATCGGCGCGTCCTTGCCCTCGTTCGCGTATTTCTGGAACTTGCCGAACATGCGGATGAACTCTCTCGACTTGATGCGTCGCATGTCGATTCGGTACGTCTCGCCCTCGAACTCGACGTCCTTCTCATAGGGTTCCCTGGGGTCCTGGACTACCTTGAAATTGGGCTCGCGGTCCATGTAACGGGCCGTGATGGCCTCGCGCTGGTTCTCCTTGGCGGTCGCGTACTCGCGGAGCTGCTCTGGGGACATGTCTTCGATATTCATTTGAATCCTTTCGGTAGGCGCATGGAGGACGGTGGCAACGGCTCTAGCGCCTACTACCAGAGCCGCCGTCGCCGCCCTCCATGCGAAATGGGCGGTCTTTTGTCGTGGCTGCCGCTAGGCGGCTACGGTAGTGGTGTCGTAGATGTACTCGCGCATGGTGTCTCCGTCGAATGCGTCGGATGGCAGGCACTTGATGGTGGGCGAGTAAGCTGCGAGATCTGAGTTGTTCATCTCCATGTCATCGCGCTCGACGATCACGCCGTTGGGAACGACGACGCGCTTCACCTTGGTGTCGGAAACAACGCAGTCAAAGATATAGAGGTGAGACGCGGTGAAGTTCTTGTTGTGGCGCACGGTCGTGGTGCCCTTGTTGTCAGTAGTGACGTTCGCGTCTCCGTAGACAGACTTCAGCACGGAATCGCGGGTTTCGAGGAAACTGACCTCGATGGTCTCGCCGAAGCTGGACATGGGCGATGCCACGATAGCGCCAGACCAATCCGAGATATCGTCGGTGTCGGTATCGGCGGCAATTGTGATGCCGTCCTCGGAGATGTAGCCAAGCGATTTGAGCGTGGTCTGTGACTCGCAAAGCTCCGCAAGGGTCTTTTTCATATCGAGGAACGGGGTCGGGTCGGTACCGGCGGGGGCGACACAGGCGTAACCGCCCTCGCGGCCCTTGGCGATACCGAGGTTGGAAGTATCGAGCATGGATTCAGCCATGTTGCAATTCCTTTCTCATTGAAAAGCCGCCACGCTACGGGCGCGTGACGGCGTAGAAATCGAGTTGATAGCGTTGCGACCCGCTATCTGGGTCGGGGAAGGAGTAGATGCCCCCGACGGAGCATGAGCACACGTTGGGGCACGTCTCGCGCATGTTGACCAGTACCTCGCGCGCCATGAGCGCGAGCGTGTAAGCCTCCGTCTCCGTTTCGGCCCACACCTGGACGGCAAGGTTCGGTTCGTCCTTGCCGCGCGAGTACCCGCCGCCCGTGCGCTCGACCGTGGTGAACCGTTTGGGGCGCTTTGCTGGGACGGTAGAGCTGGACGGTACGCCCAACCCTTTTCGGAGCGCTGTACATGTCGCAGCGATCACGTCGAAGCTCATACGCCGCACCCCTTCTTTAATGTGTTGTGTTTAAGGTTGTCGATGTATGCGTCGGAGTTAGCAACGCCGACGCGGGCGGATGCCGTCTTGCCTAGCATCTTCATCTGGCAGTCGTATACGGGGTTTCCGTGCGAGAGATGCGCGAGCGCATTGCATCGTGCCGCCGCCATCTCGCCTTGCGCCATGAGCATGGAGGAAACAGCTCCGCCCTTGGTTATCTCGACGATTCCGCGCTCGATGGGCTTGATTCTTCCGACGCGCCTCATCTTGAGCGTCCATCCGCCCTTAGCCATCGCACACCCCGCATTCGACGGCGCGATTCCAGTCACCAGGGCAGTTAGCTTCAACGTAAGGTTGAGGGTCGCCGATTACGGAAAACTCGCGCCCTCCATACCTAATCAGGCAGTCGCGGAGGGATGCCGTGTACGTCTTGGGGAAGTGGAAGGTCATGGAGACGGTCACGCCGTTCGGGCGGGATGCCTCCAAATCACTTGTTGCGCCCGGCTGCGGGAGGACGTTGGCGACGGACTCTGAGACCCATTCTCCGGGCACCTCGTTGCCGTGCGCGTCCACTGCGTCTGGGCTACGCCGCAAGACCTCGACGGAGCAACCGCTAATCAGCTGCATACCGGTCACCCGCCATCATCCGGCAGGACAGGACAGCGCCGGAGTTAAGGCCCAGAAGGTCAAGCTCGGACGGAAGAGGGCGCATGTACTGGTCGAGCAGCGATACGGACGCCGTGTAGCTTCCCGCCGTCTGGCTGTACTGGCTCACGCCGCCCATGCCATCGGGTGCCGACAGGGCGCGGTTCACCATCGCCATGCACACGGTGGAGAGGTTGAGGTCTAATACCTCGTCCTCCCCCGCCGCGTACCCGTCCATCTTTCCGAGAAGGTAGCCGGTCGCTCGCAACAGCAGCGCGTCAAGCCGCTTCTCGTCGGCTACCGCGCCATAAGCCGCCTCATATTCATCGGCAGTCGCAAATGCCTTGATAGCCATAGTGAATCACTCCTAGGCGGCGACGCCGTTGTCGATGCGCACGAAGTCGTTGACGTCGCGGACGATGAAGCCGACCTCGAACTCGCAGCGGACGGCGAACATGTTGCGCTGCCAGAGGTTGAGCGTCTTGGGGCCGCTCGTGAGCGTAGCCTGGTCGGAGATGGAAATGTTGACGTCCTTGACGATGCCGTAGCGTGCGGCGCTCCAATCGCCGCCGAAGCCGAGGACCTCAGCCGCCTTAGTGCCGGAAGAAACGGCTGCCTTGTGCGCGGACTTGGTGAAGTACGTGGGGACGGAGAGCACATGGCCCACTTCGCCGTCGGTCTGGACGTTGTTGATGAACAGCGGGCGGTTGGTGGTGTCCTTGGTCTTGAGGAGCAGGGTCTTGGCCTGCGGGGAAAGGACGAAGGCGTTGAGGTCGCCGTCGGCCTCGGCAACCTTGCCGATTGCATCGACGAATGCGTCATAGGTCTTGGTGGAGGCGTCTACGGAGTTGGTCACGCCCTTGAGGGTGTCGAAGCCGGTGCCGGGGGCGTCACCGAACATGACGGTCTCGTCGAACTTCTTGGCGATAGCGAACGGCAGGCGGGATACCAGCTCGTTGTAAAGGGCGGTCGTGTTGTCGCGGAACTGATTGCTGAACGGCTCGATGATAGCCAGCGTGTAGCCCTTCATGTCCTTGGTGGTGAGGGTGTGCTGGGATACGGGCTTGTTATCGGTCTCGTTGACCCAATCGGCGGCAGGCTCGCCCGTGATGACGGGGATGGTCAGGCCGTTGCCGGGAAGGTCGATGCGCTGCGCGAGCTGCATGATCGCGGAGCTTTTGAGCGTCTTTGCCCAAATCTCGTTGGAAACGGAAGAGGGAAGTGTGATGGAGGTCTTGTTGATGCCTTCAGCCATGTTTTTTCTCCTTGTCTAGTTAAAGGCGTTCTTCATGAATTGCGCGAAATCTTCCTTCGCGCTGCCCGTCTGCTTGATTTCGGCGTGCTTGCCGTCGCCCAGCACCACGGGCACGGTGCGCTGTTCCTTGGTCGAGTACTTGTCTGATAGCTTCTCGGCCTTGGACATGAGGTCGTCACGGTCTGATGCCGAGATGAGTTCGAGCAGGTCGGACGGCACGCCCGTTTCGGTCGATACCTCGTCAATCCACTGCTTCTTGTCCTTCTCGGCCTGAAGCGCGTCGGCGCGTGCAATCGCGTCCGCGAGTTGCTGCTGAAGCTTCTCCTGCTCGCTCATCTGAGCCTCTTTGAGCGCGGCGAGCTCATCGGCTGCGTCCTTGTTCGCCTTGGCCTTGCGCTCCCATTCTCGGGAATGCTGCTTCATCTCGTTGTACTTAGCCTCCCAATCGACATGAGCGGTGTCTCCGTTCGGATCAACCTGCTGCGTGTCGGTATGGTTCTGGTCGTCTGACATGACGAACCTCCTTACCGCGCCGTTCGGCGCTGTCCCCCGACGCCGTTCGGCTTCGGGTTGCGGATAGATATGAAAAAAGCCCTCGCGGGGCTTGATTCATCTGGTTATTCGGCGCATCTCGGATAGTCCTGAAGCGCCCTTTGATTTGGTGTCTATGAGAATGGCGGTCTCGCCGTCTTGGAGGCTGTTCCTAACGCTTTGAACGGCTCCGCTTATTCCGTCCACGAGCAGGACGTAATGCCCAGCCGTGTCGGTCCCTCCATCTTTTCGCTCTCGGCGCATGGTGGAGATTGATGACGAGACGTCGCCGCCTTTTGCGTCGGCCATGCCCCATGTAAGGCCGTTCATGCGCAGAGGCGCGCCCTTGCGGTCGGTGATTGACGTGGTGTAACCGTGCTCCGCGAGCGACGCCGTGAAGCGCTTGTATTCGCCCGTTCCCGACTCGACCTTGCCGCCGTTCCAGCTCCAGTCGAGCGACCGTCGGTTTATCTCCTTGCAGATTTCGTCGGTAATCTTCTTGTTGACGATTTGCGCTGGGAGTCCCGCCATCTCGCGCCTGATTGACGCGGGGTCGATGGTCGAGCGGGCGTCTAGGTATACGTCATAGAGCCAGTCAGGGTCGTAGCCCTCCACCGTGGTGAAGTCGTCGCCCGCCACCACTCTGCAATCGCAGCGGTCGTGGAAGCGGTTGAAGGCGAAGCCCATGTCGCCTGCTGCCTTGCGTGACGTATAGTCGAATCCGCGAGACGCGAGCATCAGGCAGAAACCGCACGTCTCTTTTCCGGTAGGCACGCGGGCGTAGCGCACGCCCTTGGAATAGTCGCGCTCCGCGTTGCGGATGGTTGTCTTGTTCGCCGCCCTTCCGACGTTCTCGTATGCGCGCGCGGCGAGTTTCTGGGCAAACGAATCGAACGTGTCCGGCGTCAACTGACGCATCAGATAATCGACCTGTCTGCCGGTCGAGTTGACCGAGACGGGGTTGTACACGGCGGAAGGCTGTACGGAAATTCCCAGCTCCTCCATCGTCACGTCATACGCCGAGCACGCGATTGTAGCGGCCCTGTCGCCGAACGTCTGGACGCATGTCGTGAGCGTCTGCATGGCGAACTCGCGCATGGTTTCAGCGTCAATGCCGCCGTTGAGCTGGTAGAAGGAGCGCAGCGCTGTCTGCATGAAATTGAACGCCGCCTGTTGCTGTGCGTTGAGCGCCGCAGTGTATTCAGCAAGCCTACTCGCCGATATCTGCATCGTCCACGCCCTCCGGTTGCGGGGTCGGCTGCTGCTGCGCCGCCTGCGCGGACGCCTGCGCCGCCGCCTGTACTATCTGAGAGTAGCGAACCTCGCGCAAGATGGAGTCGATTGTCGGCTCCGAATAGCCGAGGTCTCGCCAGAATTGGCGCGTACCGGAATAAGCTGGAACTGCGGAATTGACCTTGATTGCGAAATCGGCGTTTGCCGCCTTGGAGGGGCGCAAAACGTCGGCGAATCGCGGTGTGATATCTGCCGTGGCGAAATCAGTCGCGTTGACGGCTCCGAGCGCCATGCGGGCGATGTTTCCCAATGCGATACCGTTCATGCGGTTGACGTGCTCCGCCTCGACGATAAGGCGCTGCTGGGCGGCGAACATCGCCTCGCTCGACGTTGGATTGTCGAATACGATACCAACCTCATCCAGCGGAATGCATGCCTCGCTCGCGAACTGCTTGCCCAGCATCTCAAGATGGTCGATGTGTGGCTGCATGGTCATCTGCGATAGCTGCCCAAGCTGCGGAACATCACCGTTTTTATTCGGGGTGACGAGCAGCATAGAGTCGGCGTACATCTCGACCTTGCGCTTTGACATCTCATCGGCGGTCTTCTTGTCCACGCCGAGAAGGTATCGCTGTGGCCACGTATAGAATGTAGCGGCGATCTCGGTGCGCGCGCCTACGCACAGGGCGCGGTCGATGAGGCTGCGAACGGTGCGGTTGATACGGCTCTTGCCGAAAGGTCGCGTCAAAGACGGGCGGTAACGCAATGGCTCCATGAGCGGTCGACCGAACGGGTTTGCCACTTTCTCAGCAACCCACGAATCGCCAACCTTGCGACATGAATAGGTGTACTCGTCCGTGTACATGTTGACCCACGTGGGCACGCGCAGCCCGCTCGAATCAACGTCGATATCAACGACGCAGATTCCAGCCTTGATTCGCTTCTTGCGCTCATCCCAGATAGCCGCAGCGTCGAGCGCAGAATGCGCCGACACGATCACATCAGGTTCACCCGGCATTCCCTTTGATACGGTCAGGAAGGCGCACGAATCCGTAAGCTCAGACGTGACCGCCTGCTCGTAAATCTCGGTCAAAGTGGTGGTGGGAATGATTGAGCTCAACGCATCGGCGCTGCCCCCGTCGAACCCCTCCAGAACCGAGCGGTTCGCGAGAACGTCAACGCACTTGCCGCCCCACCCCATGACGATGTCGAGGTTAACGAGGTCGGATGGCATGGACGAATCGGTTGTGACGGGCATTACCTTGCCCTTGTAATACGCCTCGTTGCGGATGTTCGAGCCTAGGTGGCGTTGCCATTCTGCCAACAGCTTGTTGAATACGTCAACCTCCTCGCCCGTGAGGTTCATCATGGACGGGTCGACTTGGTAGAGCGTCGGGTTTTCGTTCGTCATAGAATCACGCATCCCCCCTCGGGGTCTCGTTTGGTCGTCTTGGCGGCCCAGTAGGCAATTACAGCCGCCTCGATTGGAGCGGACGTATCGCCGCCGTAGGCCCACCCTCCATCGCTACCGATGGGGCGCTTGCGGGCCTCCAGGGCGCTTTGGTTTAGCGCTTCTTGGGCGTTGTCCTCGCCGCCGTCCCAGTGGGTGACGGTCTTGTCTATAAGCGCTTGTGAAAACATGGATGTAGCCGCGATCACGTCGCGCGTGGAGGTGGCGTAGAGCGCTTGGCGCGGATACCACTCGCGCAGGCGGTCGAGGAGAGCCGCCGCACCGTTTCGCCCGTCCACTGCCACGGCGGCGGTGGTGTCGGTCATCTGCTCGGTGCAAAGGAAGTCGGTCAGCCATGAAAGGCCATCGGCTATGGTTCCTTGCCCGATATGCTCGATGTAAGCCGCACCGTCTTCTTGCAGACGGCAGGCGCACAGGGCGATTTGGGAGCCGTCCGGCGAGAACTTCACGCCGAACGTCTTCTTTCCATCAGTTGGCACTTGAGCACGCGGAATAGCCAAAGACAGCCAAAGCGATTCGTCTATCACGCTCGCGCTGCTCGAACCGCTCCACCAATCCAGGCGCTCGTGGGCGAAGCCGGAGATATTGCCCTTGGCTCCGGCGAACTCCGATTCCGTGTAGCCCTCGTCAAGCACGTAGCCCATGGACGGGTTCGATTCGTAAATCTCATCAAGGATGTCGGCGAACGTGCAGTCCTTTGGCGGAAGCTTCTCGCAAGCCCACGATGCCCAGCACATGCGCCGCATCCCGCCATCCAGTACAGACTTGCGCACACGGGCAAAAACAGTACCCGCGCTGCGCTCGTTCGGCGGTGTCCCCATGTAAAGGATTTGGCGCTCGCCCGTGGACGATGCAGCCAGCGTATAGGCGATTGCGTCGTACTGGGTGTCGGTAAGCTCCTGGGCCTCGTCGTACACGACAAGCTGGATATCGTCGAAGCCACGCGCAGTGCCGTTCGTGCGGGCGATGAACTCGATTGAACCGCCGTTCTTGAGGAAGATTGCCTCTTCGCCGTTCGTCCTGCGTATGCGCTCCACAAGGTCCACCAGCTCGGGGTGGCGCTCATCGGTGAAGTAGCGCACGAGGCGCATGAACGACTTCTTGGCGGTCTTCACGCGGTGTGCGGTGTGGAGGATATGCCAGCCGCAAACGGCGAGTCGGTAAAGCTCGTAGATTTCGAGCGCAGCGTTCTTGCCGTTCTGTCTTGGCACGTCCAGACCACACGTCACATAGGCGGGCTTTCCGTCCGCGTTGCACGCGCACCAGTCCGTCAGGATGTAGCGCTGCCACGGAAATGGCGATATGCCGAGGTCCTCGCCGAGGGCTACCGCGTCGTCCATCTCGCTATAGGCGACAGCGCCATCGCGGTATACCCTACGCGGTTCTTGCCTGCCTTTGCGCACGGTTTCCCGAGACGATGGAAAGGATGCTGGTTTGCTTTGCGCCACTCTCCACCTCCTCGTGGGTGTCGCAGATTCCGAGCTGCTTGTTCAGCTGCCGAATCTCCGCCGACGCTGTTTTCAACGTGCTGATTTGCGGGAATGCCTTCAGGTCGCCCATGTCGTTGTTGTATGCGGTCTGCCCGCCGAAACTATCCAGCTCGTCTTGGGCTGTCTCCGCGATTTTGTACCATTGGCAAAGCAGGGAGAGCGCCGGTGCGTCGGACTGTGTGAACGTGCGACCATGCGTCAGCTCGTCCCATTTCGCGGACTTGAAAACATCAGACTCGACGCCGGGTGGCTTAGTAAGGGACATGCGATCACCTCAAATCGGCAATAAAAAAGCCGCCACGAAGTACGGCTTGAAACTTCATTTGACCTGCTGTTTTGTTTAGTCTTTGAGAAATTCCACACTTGGGGGGTATTTCAGCCCAGGCGCGATTGGGGCTATGGGGGCACAGGGGGGGGGACTCCCCCACC